ATGAAAAATGTTTACGTTTTCTTACGTTACCGTGATTTCACTTTTCTTTAGCCAAGAGTTTAAGAAACTCAAAAGTGAAACTGCCAAGAGTTTAAGAAACTCACAAAGCGAAGAGTTTAAGAAACTCATCATTGCTTTTTTGTTCTTTTATTTTGCGCTTTATTTGTTTAGCATTTTATTTAGTTCTTTTAAAAAGCTTTTGTTTTGTTTTTCTTTTTCTTTACTTGCCCTTATGGGCAAATTTTATTATTCCAACAGGCGGCTTGCCTGTTGGGCTGCTGGGAAGAACCCTCATCTTGGGGGTTCTGTTGAACAATGGCTGGCGGCCATTAACACTGATCCCTCCTTCCGCCAAACTGTTAAGGAGGATGTCCAAGAAAACCGAGAACAGCCAACTGCTGTTCGAATGTTTTCTTGGAAAGTTGGGTCCGGGCCCATTGACAATCCCGAGAAATGCGACTGGCATTTTGTCCTTACGGGCGAGAGGCCAGCGCCGTCCCGGCCGGTTAAAGCCGATGAGGTTGTGGTGGTGCCACAACCGAAGAAGGTGGTGATTCCAACACCACCTCCTCCCCCAGCTCCCTACTTTAGGGCTGTTGGGGCTTTTGCACCAACCCGGTCCGAGTTTGTTCGGGCCATTGTGGAAAGGCTCACCCGGCTACGGGAGGAGTCGAGAGCTGCGGCACTCTTTGCCGAATTGCCATTGGAGTACCCTCAGGGTGCTCCTCTGAAGTTGAGCCTGGCGGCGAAATTCGCCATGCTCAAACATACCACTTGGAGGAAGTGGTATGACACTAGTGATGAGCGCCTTTTGGAGGCTCATCCTGGTGGTCCTTGTCTTCCTCCCCCTCCCCCAATCCAAAATCCTCCCTCCTTCCAGGAGAGGGTGAGGGAGTTTTGCAGGATGAAGTCCTGCACCAAGGCTTTCGCCTTGGAAACCTCCCTAGGTCTCAATAAGGCCTGGGTAGGTTTAGTGGACATCCCCAGTACTTCTGTGTGCTGTGCGGATGGGAAGACTACCGGTGGGCAGACAATTGCCCAGGAAGCTGATCCTTTGCAACATAGGATCAGTACGTCAGTAGCCCCCGGTAGGGCACAATGGATCTCCGAGCGCAGACAAGCTCTGCGGAGGAGAGAGCAAGCAAATAGCTTCGAAGGTCTTGCTGCTCAAACCGATATGACTTTTGAGCAGGCCAGGAATGCTTATCTTGGTGCTGCCGACATGATTGAGCAAGGCCTACCGCTGCTTCCCCCTCTGCGCAGCGCTTACGCCCCTAGGGGTTTGTGGAGGGGACCCTCAACCAGAGCCAATTACACGCTAGATTTTAGGCTCAATGGTATTCCGACCGGGACAAACACATTGGAAATATTGTATAATCCTGTGTCGGAGGAAGAGATGGAAGAGTACCGGGACAGGGGCATGTCAGCTGTGGTAATTGATGCGCTAGAAATAGCCATAAACCCATTTGGCATGCCTGGAAATCCTACGGACTTGACTGTCGTAGCGACATATGGGCATGAGCGCGACATGACGCGCGCCTTTATTGGATCTGCTTCCACATTCTTAGGGAATGGGTTAGCTAGAGCCATTTTCTTTCCTGGTTTGCAATATAGCCAGGAGGAACCAAGGCGCGAATCTATAATTCGCCTATATGTTGCCTCTACCAATGCCACTGTGGATACTGATTCAGTCTTGGCAGCCATTAGTGTTGGCACTTTGCGTCAACATGTTGGTTCCATGCACTACCGGACAGTGGCTAGTACCGTGCACCAGGCTCAGGTGCAAGGAACGACGCTCAGGGCTACTATGATGGGTAACACTGTCGTAGTATCACCTGAAGGAAGCCTGGTTACTGGAACCCCTGAAGCAAGAGTTGAAATAGGGGGCGGTTCTAGTATTAGGATGGTGGGACCTCTACAGTGGGAAAGTGTGGAGGAACCAGGGCAAACCTTCTCTATCAGAAGCCGTTCACGGTCTGTGAGGATTGATAGAAACGTTGATCTTCCTCAACTTGAGGCTGAGCCCAGACTGAGCTCAACCGTGAGAGGATTAGCTGGTAGAGGAGTAATCTACATTCCCAAGGATTGCCAGGCAAATAGATACTTGGGCACCCTGAATATACGTGATATGATCTCAGACTTCAAGGGTGTCCAGTATGAAAAGTGGATAACTGCAGGATTAGTCATGCCTACTTTCAAGATAGTTATTAGGCTACCTGCAAATGCCTTTACTGGATTGACATGGGTGATGAGCTTTGATGCTTATAACCGGATAACTAGTAGAATTACTGCTAGTGCGGATCCTGTATACACCTTGTCAGTCCCACATTGGCTTATCCACCATAAGTTGGGCACGTTTTCATGTGAGATAGACTATGGAGAATTGTGTGGTCATGCTATGTGGTTTAAATCAACCACATTTGAATCTCCAAGGTTGCATTTCACGTGTTTAACGGGCAACAACAAAGAGTTAGCGGCAGACTGGCAAGCTGTCGTAGAACTATATGCCGAATTGGAAGAGGCCACTTCTTTCCTTGGGAAACCAACTTTGGTTTTTGACCCAGGTGTTTTCAATGGCAAATTTCAATTTCTTACTTGCCCTCCCATATTCTTTGATTTAACGGCCGTCACGGCCCTTAGGAGTGCTGGGCTGACATTGGGGCAAGTCCCAATGGTTGGCACCACTAAGGTTTATAATCTAAACAGCACTCTTGTGAGTTGTGTTTTGGGTATGGGAGGTACTGTTAGAGGGAGGGTGCACATTTGTGCGCCAATCTTCTACAGTATTGTTTTATGGGTCGTTAGTGAGTGGAACGGGACCACTATGGACTGGAATGAACTTTTTAAGTATCCCGGGGTGTATGTGGAAGAGGACGGAAGTTTTGAAGTAAAGATTCGCTCTCCATATCACCGAACTCCTGCCAGATTGCTTGCTGGTCAAAGTCAGAGAGACATGAGCTCTCTTAATTTTTATGCAATAGCAGGACCTATCGCTCCTTCGGGTGAGACTGCGCAACTTCCTATTGTTGTGCAGATAGATGAAATTGTGCGCCCAGATCTCTCTTTACCAAGTTTTGAAGATGACTATTTCGTATGGGTGGATTTTTCTGAATTCACTCTTGATAAAGAAGAAATTGAGATTGGTTCTCGTTTCTTCGATTTCACTTCGAATACTTGTAGGGTATCTATGGGTGAAAATCCGTTTGCTGCAATGATTGCCTGCCATGGATTGCATAGTGGTGTATTAGACCTCAAACTCCAATGGAGTCTGAACACCGAATTCGGCAAGAGCAGCGGGAGCGTTACCATCACGAAGCTGGTGGGTGATAAGGCCATGGGTCTGGACGGACCTTCTCACGTTTTTGCCATACAAAAACTAGAGGGAACTACAGAGTTGTTGGTTGGGAATTTTGCAGGAGCAAACCCAAACACTCGTTTTTCCCTTTATAGTCGCTGGATGGCAATTAAATTGGATCAAGCAAAGAGTATTAAAGTACTCCGCGTTTTGTGCAAGCCCCGTCCAGGCTTTAGCTTTTATGGTAGAACCAGTTTCCCAGTCTAGGGTATCTGACTTTAAAAGACCCAAGTGTATATATGTGTTTTGTCAGTAGCATGTATTATTTTGTGTTATAATTTGTTTTAACTTGTTTTCCGCTTTTGTGTGTTTAGTTTCATGCTTTTAGTGGCGACAGTGTGTTGTTTGTCCTTTGGACACACTTGCCTAGTTGGACGCAAAAAGATTTTTCCTTTCTTTTTACTGTTTTGCAAATTTAT